AACCAAATTCTGTCCCTTCTATGGGGAGCGTTAACGGCACAAGCAGGAAGTAGAAACGGTGTGACTTCGTAGCCTTGAGTTTCCAAGTCAGCCTGCACTTCGTCGAATACCAGCCCTCCATTCCAATTAGTAAGCCCGCGAACGTTTTCGCCCACAACCCAGGTCGGTTGAATCTCTCGAATTGCTCTAAGCATCTGGGGCCATAAATGGCGCTCGTCTTCTTTTCCGAGTCGTTTTCCAGCCATTGAGTACGGTTGGCAAGGGAATCCTCCGGTAATGATGTCGATTGTTCCTCTGTGAATAGAGAAATCTGTTTTGGTAATGTCATTGTAAGTTATTGCTTTAGGCCAGTAATATTTTAAAACTTTTTGTCCGAATTCATTCCATTCGCAATGGAAAACGTTTTCCCATCCCATCCATTCCGAGGCTAGATCAAATCCTCCAATTCCCGAAAATAAAGAGCCGTGTCTCATTTAAAATTTCTTTTTGCTATTTGTAAAGCTTCCGCCTCTGTATAGGCAAAGCCAGTGTCAAAAGTATAACCATTGCAATACCAATAAATAAATTCTTGCTTATGGCTCATAAATACTCCTATAGAGCCTAACGGAATGTCACGCATATAGTACAATCGTTTAGCTTGATCACCTAAAAAGATAGTCATATTATTTCGTCAAGTTTAGCGTTTTCATTAATTGACTTTAAAATAAAAAGCTTCCAGATTTTATTCCGTGATCTAGAGCCAACCGTTGCCTCATTTACATAAGTGTTAATTAACCGCATATTTTTTCGCTCTTGGCTTTCTATTTCCTCAACGTCAAACTCCCAAGGTTTTAAAATTCCTCTTTCCTGAAATTTGTTAAACCAATTTATTCCCCATTCGCTAAGATCAGCGCAAGTTCCTGTTTCTTTGGCCAATTTATAATTTTCTTTAAATATATTTTTGCCAACCTCAATCCAGTGCTTTATTTCTTCGTCCGTTGCTTCCTTTTCTTGATTATTTTTTGCCTGCACTTCTTGGACAATTTGGCTTTGGTGATGCTGGTAATATTGCATAATCCAAGTATTTACCGTTTTTTCGTTAACGTGGTAAAAATCGCCGTATTGGCCACGCATTCCTGCCTGGAGTATGTAGTCAACTCTTTCCTCAGTCATCCAGCCGTATTTTTTAAATAAATCGTGTAGGCAATCAATTAATTGATTTGCTTCTTCTTCTTTATACTCCTTAAATTGTTTAAGTCCGCAAACAAATTCCATTTTTTGCAAGTGTTTTAAAATTGTCTTTTTCATTGTTCTTGTTGTTTTTCTTTTTCCAATTCTTGTCTGTAAAGTTTAGCGAAAATATTTTCCTCTTTAGTTTCTTTTTTTGGTACTGGGTTTCCTCGTTTAACCCAATTAAAAAAATGCTCTTTTGCCAATTTAGAATTTTCTTTGAATTCATCTTTTAAAATGCATTCTTTTCTAAATGTATTTAAGTGATTTTGTACTTCTTTTATATCAGCTTTCCAGGTCATTGCTAAACCTTCAAGCCAAATTCTATTATTCCATAATTCTCTAAAAATTGCATTGTGTGTATCCTCGTTTAATATATTTTCATTTTCTTTTATTTCATTTTTTTTTATTTCCTTTTCTTTACTTTCCTTTAATTGCATTGCATCCGCATTGCGTTCGCTATGCGTTCGCATTGCGTTCGCATCTAAATCCTTATTCCAACGTTTTTTGGCCGATTCTCTAGCCTTCTCAGAACGTTCCTCTTTTAATTCCATACGTTTTAAAAGACTTTCACTCCAGAAATAATCGTTTTCAATCGCAAACAAATCAAAATCGTTGATTATCTTTTTAATGCTTTCCTCTTGCGTTTGCAATGCGAATGCAATGCTTTTGTAATGCGTTCGCATACGGTGATCGCTTTCATTTCTAAGTAATTCAATTAATGCCCAAAAAAGACCGTAACCCTCCCAGCCTAATTCCATTCTAAGCCTTAGAATTTTAGGGTCATCTTTCGCGTTTGCATCGTGCGAAAAGTAATAAGCTTCCTTTTTCATTTTAAATAAAAAAGCCCAACTGGTGGTAGTCAGTCGGGCTAGGTTTAGTAACCTATGGAATTATTCTCGCTACCACACAGGAATAATTCATTTACAATACAAAGATAATTAAAAATAATTATCCAACTAAATAGCGCTTGCGTAAGTGCGAATAAACTGTCATATAAGACAAATTTAATTCTAGAGCGATTGCCTTTGTACTCCAGCGATCTTTCCAAAGATCAATCATTTTTTCAATTTGCTCTTCAGTAACTTTCTTACCCATTGGCTAAATAATATTTAGCAATTCTTTTGTCGTTAATAGTTACCATATCGGTAACAATCGGCAATCCTTCGTCTCTTAAATTAGCTATCCTAGCGGATAATCTAAAGCAACCAAACATATTAAGAGCATCCAGCGGAGTAATTGATTTGCCATTTAAAAGCCAGCCTTTTATCAATGCGTTTTGAGATTCCGTTTTCATAGCTTAGAAATAAATTTTATGGTGTCCTTATAAATTTTATCAAATTCTTGTTCTGTTATTTGCTCAATATTGTCTGGCTTTAAATGCCAGGAAACGTACCGAATATGCTCAACTCTAATTGATGGGAATAACTCCAAAGCTAAGACTGAATCATAGTCACTATAGAAGTTAATCACTTTTAATACTGTGGTATCATTAATTAGTTTGTAGTAGTAGTATTTGTCTACTACAAAGAATTTAGGCAATTCAATTTCAGATTCTACCTCAATCGAATGCTTTGCTAAAACTTTAACATTTTCCATAGGTGCATTTTTTTAGTTTAATAATTTAAGTCCAAGTAAATAACCAAGCGCAAAGATTGGCGCAAAGGCTAGAATCGCGTAAAGAATTTTTGCAAGTGTTTTCATAAGTGTTTTTGTTTTGTTATGTAAATCTAAGAAATAAATTATAAATGCAAACATTTTAAACCATTTTTTTAATCATTTGCTTTTTAGTAGCCTCAGAAACTAACCGGCTAATTCTGCAATATGGTAGGTTTAAATCTTCGGAAATTTCTCTAGGTGAATAACCCCAGTTTGTAAGCGTTATTACCCTTACAACTTGATCTCTTGGCATTGATTCAATTAAGTTTTCGCCTTTCATTTTTTTAGGCGCGTGGAGGTGCATTTTAAGCTGGACATAAAGAATATATCCAATTTTATTTACTTCAACTCCAAGCTTTTGCGCAATGCCTGTTTTTGTGTATCCACTTAGATACAATTCTTTTACCGCGTCTGCTAGTTCAATATATTTATGAGCTGCCATAAACGTTCAAATGTTTCATTAAAAGTTAACTTTCCAGTCTGGTAGGTAGATCGTATGCCTTTAGGTGCTAAGTCTCCAGGACGTTCTATTTTCTTGTTTAAATAGGTATATACCTTCATTTTATTTGTAGGTTAAAATTGTCAACTAATCTTGCGCCTAAAACAAATTCGCCGCGTTTAATCGCTTCTTTTATGGCTATCTTATCAGGCGTTACCACGTTTTTAATATTTATAAATTCGCTAGGTAATCCTTCTAGCATATCTACTTCAACCGCTTCGCTTTTACGAATGCTTAGTTTAAATAAAGGCGATTCTATCTTTTCGATTGAGCTTACTAGCATTGCGTTTTTTACCGCTTCCTTTAGCCTTGTAATCGCTCGTTCTTTGCTTTCCTTCATTGCCTTTAAACGCTTTATTTCTACGTCTATAGCATCGGCATCGCTTTGAATGTTTACAATTACTTTAGCGTAATTATTAGCCTTTGCCTGGAGTTGATCTTGATTAATTACCAAGGCTTGCTCAAGCTCTGGCGTTAATTCTTCTGTTTCAAGTAGGGAAGCTAATTCCATAGCCTCCCTAGTTATTTCGTATAAGTTCATATAAGTCCGTCTAAGATTTCCTTTTGATCCTTACTAAAATTGTATTTTTCTACTGCTTCCAAAGCTTGCTTGCGTTGTGCCTCGTTACCATTTAAATATCTAACTAGGTAAGCAAATTGCTCTTCGGTTGGCTGCGTCTTAATTGGTGCCTTTGGCGTGTGGTCGTTTGTAGCGTCTGGGTCTTTAGTATCGTCAATTAGAAATAAGCCGTTTAAAGCGTACTTTCTTGCATAGCTACTAGATGCGCCAAAGGATTGCGCCACGTCCATACCTTTGCGGTTTAAATCAATGCCAGCTTGTGCAGTAACCGTACGGCCTTCGTTTTCCTTTTGTATGCTTGCCGTTGCCTCTATGTAAGCAATGCCGCAAACCTCCCTAACTTCGTCGTGAATAGTTAGCGTACATTCATATTTAGCCAGCAAAGGTTTTACCGCCTCTAGGATATCCTCGCAGCTCCGGTACTTGTATTTGCCAAATGCGTTAAATTGATTTTTTGGAGCTTTTAACTCCGCTTGGATTTTAATTAACTCTTCCATAGGTGTTTAATTGTTTAAAAGTGATTGTTGTAAATTTCAAATTCTACTTGTGCCAAAATTTCATTGGTAGCCTTAATTTCAACCTCTAGGTTTGTAGATTCGTCAAAATAACAAAGGCTATTTGTGTAATCAATTTCAACCTCTGAGTTGCTAGAGCCTGGATTATCCCAGTCCGATGTTTCACCCCAAAGAGTTACCGTGTAATCGCCAGACCAATAAAAGGTCTTGTCATCGTACTCAAATTCGATTTCTTGATCGTAGTACGTTTCTTGTTCGTAATATTCTCGTGCCATAGGTGTTAATTTTTACGAAATATCTTAGAAAAAAATTAGATTCCAAAACTTTTCTAAGTTTTTTTTTATACAAAACGACAGATTTTGTCTGCATTTGATTTTTTATCCTTATAACTTGCATAAAAAAACAATGGACGAAAGCGAAATTTTAAATCCCTTCGGCTATGGTAAAGCAAGTAAGCTAATAGACGAAAACAGGAAGCCAGCCGATTGGTGGTTGGATTATTTAGCTGATCATTTGCCCTTAATAGAAAACGAATTTTATATTCTATTTCTTGACGGCTTGCTAGTTAAAAAAGGTCGGTCAAAGTTTAGAACTAGCCAATATATTAAAGGCGACAAATTCAAATCATTTAAAGCAATTTATGAGCAAGTTTGATTACGAAGTTTCTGAAATATTGATTGAAATAAAAGACTTGCTAATAAGCAAAAATAAAAAATACGGCAACTCAGCTCTGGAGCCACTTGGCGTATTTAGTCAGTTGTCCGCAAAAGACGGATTACTTGTCCGGATAGACGATAAGCTAAAGCGAATTAAAAACGGATCACTCGATAAAGATGACGAAGACGTAATTAACGACCTAATTGGCTATCTTGTATTACTTAAAATTCTCCAAAAGTCTAATTAAATGCACGATTTGGCAAAATATCGAACATTAATTCGGAAATAATCCGAATTAGAATAGTTTTTTTGACACGTTTATGGAATGTATTTTTTGCAAAGGCTGGTAGGAATATTCAAACAAATATTTGTTGTCCAAATAGGCAACTTTTCCGCTAGGTTGCAAAAGTGAATTTATACCAGCGCCTAAGTATATACCTTTAGGCTTGACTAAAATTTTTTCTGTTCTTGTTTCTGTAATTGTGTTGGTCACCACAGGTAATTTATAATCGTTTGTAGCGGTCATTTTAAGCACTTCTCCCAAGACTTCTCCGCTCACCTTGGTACTACCATACTCAAAAGGAAATGACGTCTCAAAACGGCTAATTTTAGGCTTAAAATCGATAAGTACTGTATCCCTTAAAACTTCTGTTTTTATCTTTGTTTTTGGAATATAAACCGTATCCATTGACGTGATGTATAGAGTATCAGTTAATCGCTCAATTTTGGTTTTATAAACCGTGTCTATTTCTGGTTTTGGATAGACCACAAAAGCTAAAATAACGCCAATTAAAAACGAAATTGTCGCAATTCTTATTCGTTCGTCATCTAATAACTTCCTCATTTTTTTCCTCTGAATTGAACGTAACAAATGACTAAGCGCTGATCCATACGGGGAAATTCGCGCTCCATTACTGGGGCGGATACGCATCTAGCGACAAAATCACTTTGGCTTTCGGCTGGTTTTGGCTTAGGTAATGGCATTATTGCTCGATAAATAAATTGTCCTCTAGTAATATTTTTCTTAACTCCTCGCGGCAAAATTTGTAAGCCTTATAAGTGTCGTTTGGCAAATCTTTATATTTCATTTCCGACCTAAGCAATTGGTCAAAATCCCAAATAGCGCTTTTGTATTTGTGGCCATTTATGGCGGCTTGAAAATCGTCGTTTTCTTCGGGCAAATTAAACTCAATTATTGATTTCATATTTTCCAGCGTGCTTTTGTTATAAATATTTCCATTTGTAACCTTTACAATTACCACCTTTGTAAATTGCAAATCTTATACTTGATTCATTAATATTTAAAATTCTTGACGCCTCCATAACTCCTGGAAATTTAGAAATTAAATTATTTTTTTGGTCAAACATTCCAACCAACTTACTATTCCAGTTTTTTTCTCCTGTTTTACCAAAATTTACTCCTTTTTGATTTAAAACTTTGTATCGGTGAAAATGATTTTCAGAACGAGTTACCCATTCTAAATTTGATAAATTGTTGTTTAATCTGTTTCCATCAATATGATTAACCTCGGCTTTGTTTTCAGGATTCTCAATAAATGCAGAAGCAACCAATCTATGAATGTAATATCTTTTTTTAACTCGATTTTTTCTTAAACCAACTCCTAAATAATTATGACCATTATTTATTGGTTTATAAATTTTCTCTCCTTTTCTTATTCTTCCAAAATCACTTACTTCAAACTCCTCGTAATCTTTAATTTGTTTCCATTGTTCCATATCATATTTGTTTGGGTACAATGAATATACGAAGAAATTTTATTTTCTCCATCGTCTTGGTGTTTTTCCATCAAAATATATGTCGTAATGAATCCAAGTGCGATATATACCTAAACCGCCTTGCTTCATCTTCCCCTCTTTAATCAACAACTCAATCGCCTTTGCCACGTCTTCAGGTTTAAACTTTGCAACTTGAATATCGGCAGCCATCCCTTTAATGTGCATTGAATTTGTGGCTCCTCCAATCTTTGCGTTATGTTCCTTGCTTCTAAAACCTGAAGTAATGTGAATTGGCTGTCCTAAATGCTTGCGCAATACCTCCAAGTTTTTAGCTAATTCGGTCAAGTTTTTAAGAACTTCACTACTTGGCGCCGTTCCGTCAGCGCTTGCAAATTCGTCGAGGCTAAAGTTAGTCGAAAGTTTCATAACGGAAATTTACAAGAATCAATTAACATATCACATTCCCTTTCTCCATTGATTTTTTTATCGTATCCAGCAAGCGTTAAAATACGGCCTCCGATAGGCTTAACAGGCGCACCGCGTTCAATATGCCAGCCAAAAGCTCCATCGCTATATTCCTCCTTATAGGCGCCGGTTATTGCAAGGTGAATTTGCCTTTGGGTTAATTCATAACAATGCTTCCCAAAATTATAAGCTAAAGAATCGCGCACGTCATTTCGGCTACTATTTTCGTGAATATGGCCCATAACAAAGACGTCCATATTTTCATACATTTCTAGCGCACGGGTTAAATTTATTGCACCTTTTGTAACTATGCCTCCGCCTCCAGAGCCGTGAAAATACTTTAAATTTTTGCTCAAAAAAGTACCTGTATAAAGTTCGTATTTTAAAATTAGCCAGCCTCCATAACCTCCAGTATATACGCTAGTTTTATTCGTGTAATTAAGCAAGTCAACAAAACGCTGAAGGGGATCGGTTTCTAGATTCTTAATTATTGCCGTTTCGTGGTTTCCGTATCCAATAACGGTAAGTAAATGCGCGTAAGGTGACCAATAATCTACTGCGCTTTCAATTACTGCATCTATGTAATTGGCTTTATTATGCTCTGGCAAAATGTCTTTTTTATTCCGCCTTGGATCATATTTACCTTGCATCAAACAGAAAAAATCGCCGTTAATAAAAATCGGTATATTATTTTCTTTGCAGTAATTTAAATGGGATTTTAATTTTTTGCGGTCGCATTTAGGATTATCCCAATGAAGGTCTGAAAGTAGGGCAATCCTTGTTTCTTGTTTGCTAAGATTTATTTGGTGAACATTCCTGGCAATTTTGTTAACTATCATTACAAAAGTAAATTGGTTATTATCGTTTTGAGCAAATCAAAAAAAGAATCTACGGAATGCTCTGGTAATGTAAATGCAGCAATGGAGCCAACGACAATTAAAAAAACTGCCCAAATTGAAAAGCGGATAAGTTTAGATTTATCGTCCTTGACCACGGTATTTCTTTGGCTTTTGCTCTAGTTTTGAAAAAGCTTTTTTATGGCTTCCGTTTTTTCTTTTACCAAAAGAAGTCTTTTTTAGTATTGTAGTACCTTTTTTCACTTCTTTTGTGATATTTTATTCCACAATTTCTTAATATCATTTAGGAAATATTCCGATTTTTTGACTTGCTCCCAAATTTTTATCACCATACCCACAAAAGTCAAAATAAGGATTAGAAATTTTAAAGATTCGTTCATATTCATAATAGAGGCAAGCGTTCCAATTATGCCTAATCCTAAAACTTGCTCAAATGGGGAAATATGATTCATTGTAGTATTGCATTTCGTTTATCAAAAATAAGGCATTTAAAGGCAATAAAAAAAGGCCTATTTTAAGGCCTTAATTTTCAAGTTGGTAGTTTATAACTTTAATCCTTTAAAGCCTCGTAAAGTGGCCCTAAAACAAGCACAGTAAAGCCTTTGGCCTTTACCTTTTCCTTGATTAAATCGGCATCAGATTTGCTAATTTCAATCTCGCCATCAGAATAGTAAATTTTTTTAGCCAATTCATAAACTCGAATTGGGTCGTCCTTTTCTTCAGCGCTAAACAAAGCGTTTCCGACCATTTTGCTCAAAAACATTTGGTCGCCGTTTTCATTTGTAATTTTGTTGCCTTCAATGTCTTGTAAGGCGATTGCTAGGTTGACAATCATAAATTTAAATTAGGGTTAGGTTTAATTTTTCTGCAATATACTGATACGCTTGCTCGTTTGAGTTATCCCAAGCAATATAATCGTCGCCGCTCATTGTTAAATTTCCTTCGGCCACAACTTGGCCCAATACCAAAGGCATTGCCTCTGTTCCGTCTCCGCTAGTATTTAGCGAATAGTAAAAAGAGCAAGACGTTGCAAGGTTGTCGTTAATAATGTAGGCGTTTAGCAAATTAGCCTCTAATTGCTCGCCATTTTTCCACGCTTGTACTGGTTCAATTGATTTCATTGTTTTTTATTTAAAGTTATAAAGTCCCCATATATACGGCTAAAATATCATAATATTCTAAACCTATTTGTACTCTGATCCATCGGTTTGGTGTAGATGTTCCGCTGGCCAATGCTCTTCCCAAAAGCCAATTATTAGTCGTCGTTCCAACTGGTTGCCCAGTCCTAACGCCTTGGTCAAAAAATCCAACCCCGTTTACTCTTAATCTATTACCATTATCCGTTTGCGTTCCAATCAGCACGTTGCCTGGAGAACCACCTGTTATTGTCATAGTTGGTGTGGACCCACTATTTGCAAAAATATTAAAATTATTGCCGTTATATTGTATATAACCTGCACTACTAGTAGTGTTTATAAATTGAAAATCAACATAAGATATACTTGATTCAAATCTACTAACTGTACCTGATCCAAGAACGTGTAATTTTGAAGCTGGCGAACTCGTCCCAATCCCAACGTTGCCGTTGTAGTCAATTTTCATTGCTTCGGTTAATGTACCTCCCCTAGTAGCAGTTACATCAAAAGCGATTGAATTACCTAATGAAACAATGCTATTATCATTAAGAACATTTCTAATTCTAGCACCATTATAAACAAGACCATTATAGTGAGTAGCCGCAAATACTAATCCTGTTCCAAATCCATTATATGGTGCGTTTGCACTTGTTGCAGTAATAGTTGCAACATTATATGGAGATGTTCTATTGGCTGAATTATCGTTGGAAACAACGTGTAATGCGGTTGATGGCGAACTCGTCCCAATCCCAACGTTGCCGTTATTTTTAAAAACGCCCAATTGAGTAGACCCATCAAACCATCTAAAAATATCATTAGCTCCGTTTGAAGTTTTAGCTAATAATGCAACGGCTCCAGTTGCTGGACTTTCTGCTGGAACTTCAACGTGTAATCTAGCGTCTGGCGATGTTTGTCCAATTCCAACTCTGCCGCCTGCGGTAATGCGCATTTTTTCGGTAACATTTCCAGCAGTTAATGTTTTAAAAACTAAACCGTTGGTTGTTATTCCAGCCAAAGATGCTATTTGATTGTCTGCATCATATTGAAAATGCGCTTTTACACCACCGCCAACTTTGCTGTTATCAATGACTAAGCCATAAGAACCGCTTGCTCCACCTGCAAGGTTTAAAATATCACTCGGCGAACTTGTACCAATTCCAACATTTCCGCTTGAGTTGATTCGCATTCGTTCGGCTCCAGCGGTTAGGTCATACCATACCAATGCTCTTGATGTATTAATATAATTAGCAATTCCTCCAGCGCCTGTGGATTCAAAGTATAAAGATGCAATATTTGAATTTGATATTTTTAAAACAGTTTCTGTTCCACTTATGGCATTTGGTATACTACTTGTTCCAATACCAACGTTGCCGCCTGAGGTAATGCGCATTCGTTCGGTGTTGTTTGTCATTAACAACAAAGAGTTATTAGTAACAACATTTACCGCTGGGTCAACTCCAGCAAAATCTGAGCGGATAGATATTACTTTCGTACTACTTCCGTCCTCATTTACTCTGATTCCGCCAGCGCCATTTACTTGCAGTCTATTCCCATTATCCGTTGTCGTGCCAATCAGCACGTTGCCGCCTGTTACCGCCTGTAAAGAAAGTGAAGAAGCTTCAATACTCATTGGTTGGTAACTACCATAAAATGAACTGTCTACTCCAAAAATAGTAGACCTACCTGAACTAAATGTTCCATCGTTATCAATTCTTATTCCTCTAGCAGTTCCACCAAAAGCAGCAGTAGTACCATTGCTTGCATTGTAAACAGTTATTGGATAAGTAGCCGCTGCACCTGCAACACCAACTCTACTTGAAAAGGTAGCTGCGCCATTACCTAACATTTGAAATATTTGAGTTCCAAGATAATCAGTAATAAATAAAGCATAATTTGATGAATTACCTCCTTGAATCAATAATCCATATCCATTTGATGAAGCATTTTTTAAAAAAGCTATATTATTACCTGATAAATTTCCATCAACAAAAAGCCTATTACTAAACCGCCCAGTTCCGTTAACATCTAGCTTATAGCCAGCGTCAGTGGTTGTGCCGACAAGGAGGTTGCCGCCTGTTGTTAATGTCATTTTCGTGGTTGTAGCAACACCTGAAGAGGTTCCAAATTCTAATCTGTATTGGTCAATACCTGAACCTTGGACACCTCTTATATAAGCCGAATAAGGGTAATATGTAGTTTGATTATTACCTAATTTTAATTCTGCATATTGGTCAGGTGCATTTCCATCGTTAGCAATTAAAACAGTTGGCAATGAACCGTGAAATACTCCAATTGCCTCTGTTCTATTATAGTACCCTGATGAATTACTTGCAACTACAGAAAGTTTATTTAAAGGCGAAGTCGTCCCAATCCCAACGTTTGTACCATTGTCAAAAACTTGGCTATTCCCAATCGTACTTGTTCCCGTAAACTTAGGCAAGTAGTTAGTCGTTCCTGTTCCCGTTACTGGGTTAGTTAGCGCGTTTTGTTTAGAGTTAAAAGTAGTCCAATCGGTACTAGAAAGGAATCCATTTTGTGAGCCGCTTGCTTGTTGGATTGTAATATTTGGCGTAGTTCCTCCGCTAGACGCTAAAGGACTTGACGCAGTTACCGCGGTTACATATGTTCCAGCCGCCTGATATTGCGGAATATTTAAGGTACTACCTACCAAAGTAGCCGCGCCGCTTGTTCCAGTTGTGGTAAGCGTTAAAGCGTTTTGTTTGCTATTAAATGTACTCCAATCCGTTCCGCTCAAAGCGCCAGTTACGCCAGCCGATGCCAATCCAAGGGATAAAACTTGAGTTGATAAACTCAATCCGTTAGCAGTTCCAAGCGTTACCGCGTTATGCCTTGCGGCAGTATTTGCAGCCACATTGGTGTTAGCATTTACCCTAGCCTCGGTATAATAAAGATTTGTCCCCTCAGGCACAACGCTAGTATTAAGCGTTTGAAATGTCTTATCGCCTCTAAAGTATTGCGCAGTCGTTCCAGCCGTTATGGCGTTTTCCTTGTTGTTAAATGTTGACCAATCAGCCGAACTCAAAGCACCACGATTAGAAGCTGAAGCAGTCGGTAAATTAAACGTATGGGTATCGACAGAACTCGCAATATTAAAGTCGCTTCCACTTGTTCCAACCGCAAAGAATTGAACTTGGCTTGTTAAATTATTTAAAGCCGTTAAACCCGTGGTAAAGCTTGTAATAATTTGGCATAAATGATTGTTTTCAGTATGCAGCGTAATTGTACGTCCCGAATGAGTAACGTAAAATCTAACCGCCAATCTATCTGTTAAAGCCAATGCCGTTTGTGGCACCGCTAACGTGCTGAAATATGGGTTTAGGTTAGTTCCAAACGCAATCAACTCAGGCGAGGAACTGCTAGATGCAATTAATGTAAAGGTTGTGCCATTGTACTTGTAAAGCTCGACATAAAAGGACGGCGAGCCACCACTACTTGACGCTGAGAAATAGGTTTCAAAGTTCCAGTTTCCAGCTGGAATTTCTAGCTTATTTGGGTCGCCAGCATCGGTAATAAACGAGGCAATATATCCGTCTGCGCTTATGCTTATGTCCGTTCCCGTGCCAAAAACTGGCGTTCTGTTTAACTCTTTATAAGCAACTCCGCCAATTGTTCCTTGGCTTACCGAACCATTCAAATAGTAACTAACTGAAGAGCCACCGCCAGTAATTGACGGGAAATCCGCCAAAGAGCCATCGCCTCGAATATATTG